AAACTATTTATAGCATTAACATTATTAACTTTTACCTCTTGTCAAGATGGTAATAGTGTGGAAACCAAAAAAACATTACATAAAATAGGAAATAGGTCAGTATCAATAATTAAAATAGAAGGTTGTGAGTACTTTTTAACTGATTATGGACAGTCAGCACTTTTCTGTCACAAGGGTAATTGTAATAATAGTATACATAAATTTAAATCAGAAGAATGAAAACAGCAGTAGAGTGGTTGATTGAAAAACATTTTGGAAGTATAGAAAATTGTAGCCCTAACTTTAGAAACCATATTGAACAAGCCAAAGAAATGGAGAAGGAGCAAATGGAAAGTGCTTATTTAGCTGGAGAGTCAAAAGATAAACAATACTACAACGAAACCTTTAAATCAGAATAGAATGAATGCAGATAGCAAATACTTTGATAAGTATTATGATTATGTAAATCGTGGTATACAACCTGAAACAAAAGAATTAAGAGCTGTTTTTAATATCGTAAACGATTTAACAGATAGACGTGGAATAAAACACGAATTTAATAAAATTGATGCAGATATTCAAGATGAAATTATTGAAACTTGGGTTTTATGTATTAAAAATGGATTGATGTGAAACCTTTAAATCAGAATAGAATGAAAACAGCAGTAGAATGGTTGGTACAGGAATTACATGACAATGGATATTTCCATGAGGGAGTTCCTGAAGATATAGTTAAGATAGCCGAAGGAATGGAAAAAACACAAGAAGCCAAAGAATACCTAAAAGGATTTAGAGATGGTAAAGAATGGCAAAGAAAAAATGAACAGTTAACATTTAAATTAGAATAGAATGAGAATAAAATCAGAAAATGAAGAGCAACCATTAGTAGTAATTGAATTTATTAACCTTTAAATCAGAAGAATGAAACCAAAAATAAAAGCACATGAAATCTATGCAGCGGCTATTGTTCTGCATGGTGAGGAACACGCTAAGCAGGAGGCTATCAACTCAGCTACTGCTACCCATGCCCTCGCACCATTTGACCAACAGAAGTACTGGAAGGAAGTTATAACACTATTAGAGAGCAAATGATACTAAACCCAACAACAGCAATATTAGCTTGGAATGCTATTTACTACGTAACAAAGTACTCATGAACCAACTTAAGATGTATAGGTGCATTAAACTAATGGAGCTCCTGCAAGATACTCCCAGACAAATCTACACCATAGCAAGGTACTTGGGAGTAAGTGACAGGACAGTGTACAGATACTTTGACTTGTTTAAGCAGTTAGGGTATACACTTGAGAGAGATAGTAATAATAAATATAAATTAACGAAATGAAACAGTACAAGATATGGCTTGAGGATACAGTCGAAGAGGAAGGTGGATTTTGGTGGTATTGCTGGCTGGATGCAGATGGCTTCCTTCATGATCACACCTATCCAGATGAGCATCCAGATACATTGCAACAATACCTGGCTTGGGGATATAAAGTGGAGGAGGTAATATGAGAGAGTTAGCTATGATAACATGGGCAGCTGCCATGATAATGATTTTAATAAGACTAATAAACAGATACAATGGACGAAATAATTGAATACATACTGCTCAACCAACTGGATAAGAAAGGGCGGCATAGACAACACGCTTACAGAAGGTACTACCTTTACAACCTACTGAGAAACCAGGGCATACCTTATGCAAGTATTGGTGATATGTTTAACAGAGACCATGCCTCGATAATGCATGGCATCAAAGTACATAAGAATTACACCTCTATCAATGACAATATGTATGACTTTTACACAATGGAAGAGCAACTCAAGTTTACAGGGTTCACCATTGAGCGAAGCCTGGTGCAAGACATCCTGAGCTGCACCAACATGGATCAGTTGAAACTTATACAATTTAAGTTGAAAAATAATCAGTACAAAGTGCATCCAGATACAACAAATGAAGTATCTTAGCTCTGCTTTTACCTGATTGATTATCCGAAAAGACCCCCTCCTTGACTGGCTGGGGGTTTTTTTGTGGAAATATGTCACTTTTTGAAATATTTATTTTTTGGAATATTTACGGGTTAACTAATTGTAATTCAGTAGCTTGTCACTTTGTCACTTTTTTTACCCCCTATACGCTATATGAACATACTCAAAAACAAAAATATTTTTTTACTGAAAAAAACTTTCTATTTTTACAAACGGTAGTAAACTGCTTAACAATCAAGGAGTTATCTCCGAAATATTTCCGAAATATTCTACTTTTAAATATTTCTTTTTTTCTTTGTGTTTGATATTACAATTATACTTATATTTGTGAACGGTTCGATCTGACAATATAGAACTAAAGAAGTTACTAAACCTCTTAATGAATTTGGACGTCAGATCCCAAAGGAGTTAGGGGGTTTTTTTTATGATTAAATTTTTACAAATGGAACAATTTGAATTTGTTAGATGGTTTACTGATGATGACTACAGTAAACTAAAATCACTAATCTCCTATCACCAGGATCAAAACAATACTGAAAGTCAGTTAACATGGTTGCAGTCACACTCTGATGAGGTTATTAAAATTCATGAACAGTATTATATTGATGAAGGGGATAGGCAATGGAAAATTTTACAAGATTATAAAGCAGGAGTTAAGGCCCACAATAAAAAAGTAGATAATGTAAAAAGTGGGGGTGATGAATATTGTATTTGTGGATCTTTATTAAAATGGAGAAGTGCTTATTCTGAATTTGCTGGATGTACAAACTGGCAGGATACAACACAAAAACACAACTCATTGAATTATAGAAGAGACATGGATGATGAAAAAGGTGAAGCATTTGAGGTTAAAATATTTGATATATATCTGTCCTCAATCTGTAAAATAATAAAAACAAAGTACAACATAAAAATACAAGCATCTAATCTGTATGAGTTTTATGTGCTTAATAAGGTAAAACTTTTTAGAGAGGATATCTCAAGAGAGAAATATAGCAAAGCAAAAGAATCATCTGCATTATCAAAAAAGAGAGAGTTATTAATTAAGAGTATCTTAGAACAAAATAAAATTAGATTTGGATATCAAAGAAAAATAATGTACAAAATTAAGGACGGCAAACAAACTCATGCTATACCAGATTTTATTGCAATGATAAATAATGATTTGTTAATTATAGAACAAAAAAAGAATATAGATAACTGCTCTGATTATCAAGTTGAAAAATATAAGAGTTTACTGCAGTTTATGTATCCAGATAAAGCAATACAAATAGTTTATGTAATAGAAGAGGACAGTGACTCTCTTGATGATTATATTCCAAACTACGCAGTATTAACACTTGACGAATTTAAAGACTTCATCTCATGCAATTAATTGATCACGCTTATGATTTACTAATGGAAGGGCTACAGCCTTTACCATTAAAAGACAACAAAGCTCCTTTACTGGATAAAGGACATAACTACTTATATGATTTAGTAAAGGAAGATGATATACCTAAATTATTTGAGAAGGCTCAAAAGATAGGTATAGCTTGTGGCAAAGTATCTGATGGATTTTACTGCCTGGACTTTGATAAGCACAATGGTGAGCCTATTGATGACATCTACAATAGTTACATTTCATTATCATATATTCAAGATTTATTAAGCCAGGGAAAACTATCCATTTATTCAACAGCTGGAGGTGGATATCATATTTACTTCATCTACAGAGATGAGGTATTGACTGGTGAATGCTTTGCATATTGGCAGACTAAGTCAGTAATGATTGAGATTAGAGGCAATGGACAGTACGCTGCTTGCTGGCCAAGTATTGGATACACTCACATCAAAGGACCAGAGTATATTAAACTTACTCCATTGGAATCAGCTGATGAGATGCAAGTAATTAAAGAATTTGCTCACTCATTTAATCAGTATAAAGAGATTGTTTCACGATCCAAAACATCTGACTCTAATAAAAAGTGGGCTGACAGCTGGAAGGATACTACTCCAGATGGAAAGTATAATCTTGAGTTTCAAAATGAGGCTAAAGAATTACTTGCAAAAGCAGGATGGCAGTATTGTGAGACCAGGAACGATGACGTTGAGTATTGGACCAGGCCAAACAAGGATATAAAAGATGGTTTCTCAGCTACTTTTGGACATTACGCTGGTATGTTTTATATATTCTCAGAGGATCTATCTTGTAAACCATTTTCAGCAAAGCAGGCATACTCACCATTTAACATACTAACTGAGTTAAAGTATGATGGTGATTGGAAGAGAGCCAAGGATGAGCTTCGTAAAAAGTTCAACATGGTTGACAATGAGGAGTTTTGGAGTAAGAATGAGAAAGGTAATTACTCACTTAACAATAAACGGTTTAAGGAGTTTCTTGAGTCAAATGACTTCTTTAAGAACTCCCCAAATGAAGGCAGTACTTTTGACTTTATACAAAAGCAAGGCATCTTTATGAAGATTGTCTATGAAAAGGACATCAAAGACTATGTGATTGACTGGATAGAACGCAACCAATGTGATGAGGGTGTATTCAATCTTATGACTGGTAACTTGAAATTCTTTAAAAGAGACTACTTGAGCCTTCTAAAATCAAAACCTATTGAGGTGTTGAAGGATACTAAGGATGAGTGTTACTTATTTTATCGTAACTGCATAGTCAAAGTGACAAAAGAGAAACGTGAAATAATTAGCTACTCAGATTTGAACACTGGAGTATGGAGAGACCAGGTGATAAACAGAGACTACTATCCAACTGATCACCATAAGTCAGAATATAGAACTTTTATTTTCAAGATTGCTGGTCAAAATAGAGAAAAATACAAAGCATTCCAGACTGTAATTGGATATCTCCTTCACTCCTTTAAGACTAACTCAAACAACAAAGCTATCATATTCAATGATGAGGTGATAAGTGAGAATCCAAACGGCCGTTCTGGTAAAGGTCTTTTTTGGAATGCTTTGAAACAACTTAGAAAGGTGCAGTCTTTGGATGGTAAAACTTTTGACTTTGCCAAGTCCTTCCCTTATCAGAGTGTATCAACTGACTGCCAGGTGTTAGTGTTTGATGATGTTAAAAAATCATTCAACTTTGAGAATCTATTTAGTGTAATTACAGAGGGTATCACTATTGAATATAAAGGAAAGGACAGCATCAAGTTAGATGTTACTGAGTCTCCAAAAGTAATAATTACAACCAACTACACCATCCAGGGAGATAGTGCATCATTTAATGCCAGGAAGTATGAAGTGGAGATGAGTAGTTATTTTAATGATAAGAATACTCCTATAATGGAATTTGGCCATGAGTTATTTAATGACTGGTCACAGGATGAATGGGCTTGCTTTGATAACTACATGATGAACTGCATCAGTATCTATCTTGAGATGGGCCTTATTGATATGCCATTAAAGAATCTTGACTACAGAAAATTGATTGATATAATAGGTCAAGAGATGAACATCTTTTTTGGAGGGCTTAAAAAGAATGAACATTTGAGTATTAAAATGACTTATGATGATCTAATGGATGGCTTTCCAGAGTTACGTAAAAGAAATATATCACAAAACTTAGTAACTCGAAACCTTAAAAAGTATTGTGAATATCATAGCTTTGAACTTGAAACGGCATACTCTGGAGGTGTTGGTAAGTTTATAATCAATGCACCAGAAGAGGAATCAAAAGAAGAGCCACAGGATTTGTGGGATGAGTTAAACAATAAAGCAAAATTAATATGAACAAAACAAACCAACAACTACTCAAGGCACTTGAGCTGGAGGACTTGAGACTTAAGTATCCATCACTGGATGAGAAGTACATGGCCTTCACTAAGTGGTCAGATAACTCAGCCAACGCACTGACAAAGTGTGTGATTGCTTACATCACCTACAAAGGTGGTCAAGCTGAGCGTATCTCATCTCAAGGGCAGTACAGGGAAGGTGCTAAGATACAAGTAGGCACAGGTGAGATTGCTTACCATAAGCAGCTGCCTGGCAAGTGGACACCAGGTCAATCTACTAAAGGTACTGCTGACATCTCATCTACCATTAGAGGAAGGTCAGTTAAGATTGAGATTAAGTATGGAAAGGATGTACAGTCACAGGTGCAGAAGGAGTATCAAGCATCTGTTGAACGGGCAGGAGGGGTGTACATCATTGTGAGGACCTTTGATGAGTTTGTGGTGTGGTATGAACAATTTACAGAAGGGATATGAGTGCAAAAGATAAGGCAAAAGAGTTAGTAGATACCTATAGGATAATGCTAATTAACAGTGATACTGAATGTGGTGAAGAGATACTATGTACTGTGATAGCTAAGAAGGCTGCATTGATAGCTGTGGATGAGATGATATTAGTTCTACCATTTACAGATACTAATATATTACTTAATCATTATGCTATTCAATTACAGAAATACTTAGATCAAGTCAAACAAGAAATACAACTACTATGAGAATCAAACTAAAAATGCCAAAGTTCAAGGTCAAGCTAAAGCATCTGAGAAAGAAGTACAAATGTGCTGTTAAGGGTATAAATAACGAAATAGATTAAATTATGACATTAGATTCACACGAGATTAGATTAGGTAACACCTACAAAGTAGAGATGGGAGATGGCACTTATAAGATAGGACTTATAAACTTAGAGGATATTGAGAGCTTATTAGATGATGAAATTGATGATTTTTATCAGGCTCTTGAGCTTGATGAGAATGTATTATTAAAATTAGGTTTCAAACAAGTTAGTGATAGAGTATTTATGAAAGGTGATTTTGGTGTTGAGTTAGGATTTTTTAATTATTTTCTAATTAAAGTTGATGGTCATGTATTAAGAATAGGTAATAATGAATACGTTCATCAACTTGAAAATCTATACTTTGCACTGACTGGAGAGGAACTAACATACAAATGTTAATAACTTTATTTGTCATATATGCAAAACTTTATTAACTTTGACGAAAATAATCAATTTATGGAAAAGCAATTAATCAGCTCATCTGAGAAAATCAGACAGGCAAACGAAGAGGCAACACTGTCCTTCCACCAAAAGCTCCACAGAGCTAAGTTAGCAATTGGTAAGGTTACCAAGAACGCTAACAACCCACACTTCAAGAAGTCATACGCTGACTTGAATGCAATCATTGAGGCAGTTGAGCCTATTCTACTTGAGAACGGCTTACTACTGTTGCAACCTATACAGGGCAATAGTGTATGCACTCAGATTATAGACATTGACTCAGGTGCAAAGGTTGAGTCTTGTATGGAGCTGCCTCAAGGACTAAACCCACAGCAGCAAGGTAGTGCCATCACTTACTATAGAAGGTACACCCTACAGTCAACTCTATCATTACAGGCAGTAGATGACGATGGTGCATCTGCAAGTAAGTCAACACCAACCAAGCCACCTATCTCTGATGAGCGACTTGATGGAGCACTTAAGTCTATTGAGGCAGGCACTTACTCACTTGAGAAGTTAAAGGATCAGTTCTCACTTACTAAAGAACAGGAGGCAAGACTATGAAGTGGAGAGCATCACAATTAGGAAACCTAATGACCAACTCAAGGAGTAAGTCAGAGGTACTATCTGAGACTACAAAGTCAGAGATACGCAAGATAGCTAAGCAGGACTTCTATGGATACCACACAGAGATCAAGACTAAGCCAATGATCAAGGG